TGATGATATTATACTTCGTGAGCAAGTCATAGAATACCTCACGAGAATGAAGTCTTCCCCTAATTTAGGAGACTTAAAGTTTGTCAAAGCTAAAACACTAGATTTTTGCAAAAAACAAGCACTCCAACAAGCACTAGAAGAAAGTGTTAAAGCAATTAAACAAGAAAATTACGAATCAGTCTTGAATATCATGAAAGATGCTGTTTCTAAAGGTTCTTCATCAACAATTGGCCACAATTTCTTTGAAGATCATGAAGCAAGATTCCAACTAGTAGATAGAGCAACTTGTGCTACGGGAATTAAACACTTAGATCAAAAAGATGTATTAAATGGCGGTTTAGGTAGAGGGGAGATAGGTGTCGTTGTTGCTAACACTGGTGTTGGCAAATCTCACTATTTGGTTTCTATGGGTGCTGAAGCATTACGTCGAGGTAAAAATGTCGTTCACTATACTTTTGAGTTAACTGAGACAGCAGTAGGTATAAGATACGATAGTAATCTTTGCAATATTCCTTCTAACAATGTTATTGAAAACAAGGAAACAGTTTTAAAAACTTATAAGGAAAATGACTTTGGTAAGTTGATAATTAAACAATATCCGACAGGTGCCGCTAGCATCATAACTATAAGAAATCATTTAGAAAAACTCGAAATGAAAGATATAAAACCTAGCTTGCTCGTCATCGACTACGCGGATATTATGCGCTCAACCCGCACTTACGATTCACTCAGGCACGAACTAAAACTAGTATATGAAGAACTCAGGAACCTCGCAATGGAAATGAACATACCTATCTGGACAGCATCCCAAGCTAATCGAGACTCTGCAAAAGCAGAAGTAGTTGGCTTAGAAAACATGTCAGAAGCATATGGAAAAGCTATGGTTGCAGATGTCGTTGTCTCACTTTCAAGAAAGCCTATGGAGAAAGCAACTGGTGCAGGCCGACTTTTTGTTGCTAAAAACAGGGCCGGCCGTGATGGTTTGATGTTTCCAATCAGGATTGATTGCGCAATGTCAAAAATAGAAGTTTTGGATGATGTAAGCGAGATGTCAATCGTAGATGCAATTGAGCGTGACAATGCAGGGACAAGAAATATGCTTAAATCAAAATGGAAAGAAATTACAGGAAACAAATAAGGAGAATGAATGTATAAATATGATGAAGTTTTTAAAGCTAGTATAGAATATTTTAATGGCGATGAATTAGCAGCCAGTGTATTTGCTGGAAAATACGCATTACAAGACGCAGAAGGTAACTTTTTAGAGCTAACACCAGATGACATGCATCAAAGATTAGCATCAGAGTTTGCAGGGATTGAAGCAAAGTATGACAATTCAATGCGTTATGAAGACATATATGCTTTGTTTAAAGACTTTAAGTATGTAATCCCACAAGGTTCGCCAATGAGTGGGATTGGTAACGAAGCAAAACTCCAATCGCTGTCAAACTGTTTTGTAATCGAAGCACCTGAAGATTCTTATGGTGGTATTTTAAAGGCTGATCAGGAACAAGTACAGATAATGAAACGTCGAGGTGGCGTAGGGTTTGATATATCCACCATTCGCCCAAAAGGAATGTATACATCTAATGCGGCGAAAACAACAGATGGTATTGAAGTATTCTTAGATAGATTTTCTAATTCATGTCGTGAAGTCGCACAAGGTGGAAGAAGAGGTGCATTAATGCTCTCTATTTCTGTACACCATCCACAAGTGATGGAATTTATTAAAATTAAAAGAGATTTGACACGTGTCACCGGCGCAAACATATCAGTTCGAGTTACAGATGAATTTATGGAGGCTGTTAAAAAAGACATAACATATCAACAACGCTGGCCGGTCAACTCAGATGACCCGGAAATCCAAGACCATGCTAGTGCAAAGGAAGTATGGGACGCTCTAATTGAAGGCGCACACGCATCTGCTGAACCAGGCGTACTATTTTGGGATACTGCCACGCGAATGACACCATCAGATGCTTACACAGATGTAGGCTTTGGTTCAGTGTCTACAAACCCATGTGGAGAAATTATCTTGTCTCCGTATGATTCTTGTCGTCTTATGTTAATGAACCTCACATCGTTTGTAGATAATGCATGGTCAAAAAAAGCTTCGTTTGACTGGGGTAAGTTTAGAACAATAACTCGAAAAGCCCAAAGATTAATGGACGATATGATTGATTTGGAAATTGAGCAAATCGACAAAATTCTTGCCAAGATTGATGATGACCCGGAATCGCCAGACACAAAAGAACCGGAAAAGAGATTGTGGCTCAAGATTAAAAAAGTCGCACAAAATGGTAGAAGAACTGGGCTAGGAATTACCGGTTTAGGTGATGCGCTAGCGATGCTAGGTCAAAGATACGGTGACGAAGTGTCCATTGAGACAACAGAAAAAATATATAAGTGGTTAGCACTTGCATCATACGAAGAGTCAATACAGTTAGCAAAAGAAAGAGGGGCTTTTGAAATATTTAATCATAGGAAAGAAAAGGATCATCCATTCCTAGAAAGAATAATTAGTGAGTTAACACCTGAAGTAGTTGAAGATTACAGAACATACGGAAGGCGTAATATTGCTAACACAACAACAGCACCAGCCGGCTCTGTATCTTGTTTAACACAAACGACATCAGGTATTGAACCTGCGTTTATGTTGTATTATAAGCGTCGTAAGAAAGTGCAAAATGGTGAAGAAGTAATGTTTGTTGACGATCTTGGTGATGAATGGAAAGAATTTAATGTATATCACCATAAGTTTAAAGAATGGATGTCTGCAGCACATGTGTCTGATGAAGAAGTGGATATTGCGATAGAACACTCTCCATATTTTGGCGCGACTGCTAATGAAATCGACTGGCGCGCAAAAGTTAAGCTCCAATCAGTTGCACAAAAGTGGATCTGTCATGCAATTTCTAATACAACTAACCTCCCTGCAGACGTCTCTGTTGAAACTGTAAAAGATATCTATATGTTAGGATGGGAATTAGGTTGCAAGGGTATCACAGTTTACAGAGATGGTTCTAGAAGTGGTGTTTTAGTAGCAACTGATGACAAAAAAGAAAAATCATCAGCGATTATTGAAAGAAATGCACCTAAAAGACCGGAAGAGTTGGAATGCGACATATATCACACATCAATTAAAGGGCAAAAATGGGTTGTATTGATTGGCTTACTTGACGGCAAGCCTTATGAAGTTATTGGTGGCGAAGCTGACCAAATTGAAATACCTAGTAGATATCGATCTGGAAAACTTTATAAGCGTATTTTTAAAACATTGAATAGTAAATACGATTTGTCTGTAGGTGAAGGGGACGATGAATTAATTCTTAAGGACGTTGTCAGCGTATTTGACAACCCGAATCATGCCGGCTACACAAGAGTAATTTCAACTTCTTTAAGGCACGGTGTTCCTGTTCAATACTTGTTTGAACAAATGCAAAAAGATAAAGAAATGGACATGTTTAGTTTTAGTAAGGTTATTGCAAGATGTTTAAAGAATTATATTGATAACGGTACATCAGCTAGTGACAAGATATGTAGTGAATGCGGAGCAGAAGACAGTTTAGTATATCAGGAGGGCTGTGTCACATGCAAATCTTGCGGCGCTGGAAAATGTGGCTAACTAAATGCCCGTGTTGCGGATGTGACCCGTGTGACTGTCACTAAATTTAAATTTAAAGAGAGATATAAAGTCTCTCTTTTTTTTGTATACTATAAAACAAACAGGAAGGTAAAAATGCTTTGGAAATATAACGTCTCACCAGAAGTAAAAGAATTTGAATTACATCACAACCCAGTAATTGTAACAGTTAATAAATTTGATGAGGATTCTGCTAAAGAGTTTCGAACAAAAGTCGCCATGGCACATAACACAGGACAAAAAATTATTCCTGTTGTTATTGATTCATACGGCGGCCAAGTTTATTCTCTTATGTCCATGATAGCAACTATTAAAAGTTCAGACTTGCCAATCGCAACAATTGTTGAAGGGAAAGCAATGAGCTGTGGTGCTATTCTACTTTCTTTTGGTACGGAAGGATATCGGTTCGTAGACAAAAATGCCACTGTAATGATTCATGATGTTTCATCAGGTCAACTAGGTAAAGTTGAAGAGGTCGTTGCTAGTGCTAAAGAGACAGAAAGATTAAATGAGATTGTTTACAAGATGATGGCTCAAAATTGCGGTAAGAAAGATGATTACTTTTTAAAGCTAGTAGATAAGAAGAAG